GTGCGTGAGCGTGGCGGAGTTGAACGGGAAGATGGTGGGAGGTGTAAAGTGACAATGATCGGAACCGACGACAAGGGTAAGAGCTACCCGGTTAGCAAGGTGACGCCATGACGTTTATCGGGACCGATATCGCCCGTCGTCGCCTGTGGCGTCCGGCGTATGAAGTGTTTACGAATTGGTTGTTCGGGTTGACGATTGCCGGGATGACGTTGTACATGATCGTTATCACTTGGGGTTTGATGAAGGCGACGTATTTGGAGTTGCTCAGAGGGGTAACCAACTAAACGCATCACACGAGGAGGAGTGCAGTGGAAGAAATCGACGATCAGAAAATGAATGATGTTATGGCCAAGATGGAGAAGGGCGAACTGAAAAACCCGCGCGTCTCATGCCCGATTGTTGGGGCGAGTATTGAGGGGCATCGGCTGACGCTGACGCTGTTGATGGATGGCGAATTGTCGAACGTGAAAACCTTTGATCCGACACGCGGCGAAAAGTCGGTCACGGTTGACGTTGGAGCAACGCCGCATTTGATTTTAGTCGAGGCATTTCCGGCAACGATTGAGGCGGCGATGTATGCACTTCAAATGCTGATGAAATCTAAGAAGTAAACGAAACCCCGCGCTTGAGACGCGGGGTGTGAAAGGTAGAGAGTGAATACAACAATCAACAACACGACTTCGGGGGTGTCAAGTGCATCCTGAATACTGGTGTGCCGACTGCGACGGGGCAATCTACGATTACGACTTCCGCGAAAAGATCGACGGCAAGGTGTATTGTCCACCGTGCGCGTTGGATCACAAGCCGACAGTTACTGCGGCGGACGCAGAGGAATGCCACCTTGAGGAATCGCGGGAGCTCAACCATGCCTGAGCTACTAACCCACTCCCGTCTCGCCTGTTTTCGCTCCTGTCCGCGTAAGCACTACCTACGCTACGAGCAGGGGTTGAGACCCATCGAAACATCAGACTCGCTTCGTGTTGGGTCGGCGTTCCATGCCGCGCTTGAGTGTGAGGCGAAGGGGTTGGATATCGACGCGGCAATCACTGATCGCGTTTCTGATCCCTACCAGTTGGCAATCGTGGCGGCGATGTACCACGGGCACAAGACACGCTGGGCCGACCATCCGCTTGAAGTGATCGGCACTGAACAACCATTCGAGATCCCACTGGTCAATCCCGACACTGGCGCGCCTACGCCAATTTGGAATCTGGCCGGGGTTATCGACCGAATTGTCAAGTTACCAGACGGACGGTTGGCACTCATGGAATACAAAACCACGTCCCTCGACTTCGCGCCAGAGGCCGACTACTGGGTGAGGCTGCATCTTGATCCGCAGTTGTCGATCTATGTGATCGCCGCCTGCAAGCTCGGTTACGATATCAAGACAGTGCTCTATGACGTGACGCGCCGTCCGGCATTGCGTCCGCTGAAAGCCACACCCGAAGAGTCCCGCAAGTTTACGAAAGACGGCAAGCTATACGCCAATCAGCGCGAGAACGACGAAACGCCGGAAGAGTTTGCCGCGCGGGTGAGTACGGCAATTACCGAGAAACCCGACCACTATTTCGCGCGGATCGAAATCGCCCGACTTGACCAAGACTTAGAGGATTGCGCCGGGGAGATATGGCAACAGCAACAGGCCATCCGTGAAGCTCAGAAGTCGGGTCGCTGGTATAAAAACCCCGCCTCATGCTTCGACTTCGGGCGGTCGTGTGAGTTTCTCCCGATTTGTTCGGGGTGTGGCCTCAATGGTGGCGTTCCCCCAGGATTCAAGAAAGTTGATGACGTACACCCGGAGCTTATCCGGGAAGCCCGCTCGGGGCAAGCCGAGTCAGGACAGGAGTAGAATATCATGGCATTAGCAGCACCGCCGAAAGCGGCACCACCACCGTTACCGCCGAAAGCGAACGGGGCAACACCTCAGCCGAATGCAGCGCGAGAGTTTAAGGTGCAGTTGGGGCTTATAACCGGAGCGCAGCGCGTTCTGCTTTACGGTCCGGGTGGAATTGGCAAGTCGTCGCTTGCCGGACTTGCGCCCAATCCAATCTTCCTCGACATCGAGGAGGGGACGCATCACATGGACGTACCGCGAATCTCCGGCATATCCGACTTCGCCGATCTTCGCGCCTGTCTGCAATCACATGCGCTCGATTCATTCAAGACAATCGTGATTGACTCGGCAACCAAAGCCGAAGAGTGGGCGATTGCTAACACGATCCAGAACGTACTCAGCGATAACAAGCATCGCGTCACGTCAATCGAAGGGTACGGATTCGGCAAAGGGTATCAACACGTATACGACACGTTCCTGCTGTTACTGGCCGACTTAGACAGTCAGGTTCGCGCCGGTCGCAATGTGATTCTCATTGCCCATGACTGTATCGCCAACGTGCCGAACCCCGTCAGCGAAGACTACATCCGCTACGAGCCGCACTTGCAAGCTCCGAAGTCCGGCAAGGCGTCTATTCGCAACCGTGTCATCCAGTGGGCCGACTATGTGCTGTCGGTCGGCTACGATGTGATTTCTGAGGACGGTAAAGGCAAGGGCGGGGGGACGCGGACAATCTTCACTGTCGAACGTCCTGACCGCATTGCCAAGTCGCGCACGTCAATTGAGCCGTTGCCGTTCACGTCGGCGACGGATGGTGAAATCTGGACCCGCATTTGTGGAGACAACGCATAATGGAAAACCAAGCTCTTAACCCGCAACCCCTCGACCGTGAGGGGACATTCAAAGCCAAGATTCTCAGTTGGAACATCTATGCAGCCAAGTCCGGCGCAGTCGCCGTCAACATGGACTTCGCTATCGTCTCGCAGTGGAACGGATCTGATTGGGACTCGTGGGCCGACTATGCGCCACATCATTGCTACGGCGCGTTCTATGTGGTGAAGAAAGACGGGGCGATCAATACCGCTACCGTCAAGCAGCTTGTTGCCGCTGTCAGTTGGGACGGCAAGCTCAAGTCGATTCTCGATCTTCCGCCCGACGTGGAAGTGCAAATCACAGTGAAGGCCGAAGACTACAACAACGCGACTGTACACAAGGCCGCATGGATCAACCCAGGCGACCACACCCCGACGTTTGGCGCATCGCCGGAAGTGGTGAGTAATCTCGATGCTCGGTTCGGGTCACTGTTGAGGGCTGCGGCGTCGGCGAAGTAGCCGCCTAAATCACGCGGCGGGTCGGCCTTGGCGGTAACCAAGGGACCAAGGTGGGGTCAGCTAAGCCTCGAAGTTTCTTGATTTGACCGAGCCGTACCCAATCGGCACCCGCCGCAATAGAGAGGATGAGAGATGATAGACATTCTGGAATTGATACCAAGCGACAGGCCAGTATCACGCGGAAGCGTCTGGCGCAAGGCCCGGAAGTCTGGATGGAATCGGCATTCGGTGAATCAAGCAATACGCGATCTGATTTCTGTTGGCAAGATCGTCGCTGTCAACGCGCAAGTAAGGGCGGTGGCCCAATGAAACAACTCACCCCCGCACTCCAGAAGGCGAAGGTATTAGACGAAGCGTTGAGGGCGAATATTGAGAAGATGTGCCGCATCGCATGTCATCTGTCGAATGGCGGTGGTGGTGACAACAGCGCAAAACGCGACCTATATGATACTGTCCATCTTGTGCGTACTGCCCTCGCCGCCGCGCCCGAAGTGGCGGAGTTCCCGGAGGGGTGGACGTGGAAACGGAATCCCCAGAATGGAATTTTGCCGAAGGGGACAATTTATCTCGCTTGTAGCTGGGGTGAACAAGCGCATTCTCAAAACGGGCCGATTGTTGTCCGAGATCACGACTCAAGTCCTTCCGCTGATGTCATGATCCTCATCCCGCCGCCCCTGAAAGTGGTGGAGAAGCCGAAGACGTGTCAAGAGATTGGTGAGCAACTAATCGACGACATGGCCAGTGGGGGTCAACCACTTCCGTTCCATGTCATAAAGGGCGTCCAGTGTCTCTGTGCGCGTCTTGACGCCGTGATCGAGAGATTGGATGGGAAGGGATGAAAAAGGGGGATGTCGTTGAATTTGTTACCGAACTACTGTTAACGTTTTTGCTGTTAGCGTTCGCGTTCGCCGCACTAATGGCGATGCTTTGGGGAAGTGGAACGTGGAAGCCATGACAATCGACACGGGGAAGTTGAGGGAGTTGGCCTTAGAAGTGCAATCGCTCGACGGCAAATCGCTATGGAGTGAGCCGTTTCCCGAACACCGCGAAGTTGTGATTGGTCGTAAGCAGAACAAGGACTACATCGCCGCCCTCTCGCCCGACGTAACCCTTGCCCTGCTCGACGAGCTTGAGGCGTTGCGGAAGATGCTTAACGACGCACACTCCGAGCTTGGTGACTTACGTACCGGAACGTACACCTGCCACAAATGCAAGAAGGAGTCCTGATGACCACCCCTAACCCACACCCACAACCCCTCGCCCAGAGAGGTGAGGAGGCCGCCGCCACAATCGCAAAGATTGAAGGAGTGATACGATGAGTTGCCAAGACTGCGATGATCGCCCCGTCGAGGGCGCGTACATCCGATGGAAGAATGCGAACGTCCTTGTTGTTGCCTGCGAAAAGCACTGGAAAGAAGTACGCGACGCGATGTGCAATGCACAATCCCTCGAATCGCGTCAGGTTGCGGGGACGGAGACGGATCGAATTGCGGCAGAGCGTGCCGTGATTCAGTGCGGCATTTCTCTCGTGATCGACGGTGTATATCAGGAGTCCTTTGTTCAACCCGTCGAGAAGATTATCGCCGAGCGTGTCTCTTCTGCGACGAGAGATGTTCTGGATAGAGAAGATAGTCATGTCAAGGAGATCGGTGTGTTGCGACGCGAACTTGACAGCGCACTGCTAATGCTAACACCAGAGACATCGGATCAAGCGGCGGCGGAAGTGTGGTTAGAGAATAGAAGCCGTATTACTCTTGCCGAAGCGTTTCGTCAGCGCGTCGCCTCTGCGACGAAGGAACTGAAGGACAAACTCGCGGTGTACGAGAACGCGGCGAAAGATGCGCGGGAGTGTGTTGAATTACTTGAGGCAAAGTCCCTCGGTATCGGCAACATCAGTGACGAAGAACGTCAGGCCTACATCAAAGAGGATAAGGCAATTCCGATCATCGCCGCCTTCGCCGTGGGGCAGGTGGAGCCGTGGAGGAAAGCCGTTAGGCAGATCGAGGATATGACGCATCTCGGACCCGACTGGCAAGACA